TTACACTCACGTGGAAGGTGACATCGAGTTCGAGGTGACGTCCGACGTTCTCCTCTACTTCCTCTACGCGGCCCGGATGACCCCCACGAAGACGGGAGCTGTTGCACCATACACGTACACGTTCGTTGGAGCTGGTGCATCGAAGGTTACGACGGCTACCGGGCCTACGAACAGGAAGACCCTGTCCTTGCTGATCACTCGAGGTGGCAACCCTCGGGGGTTCGTCGGTATGGCTGTTGGACAGATGGTCTTCACGCTTGACAACGGCATGCTCATCTGCACCGCTTCTATGGTGGGTACTAATGAGGCGTCGCAGTCGACTGGGACTCCGACGTGGCCTACCCTACAGCCGTATGGGCCTGGCAAGATCACGTTGGAGATTCCAACTGCTACGGCTCGTGCAGACATGGACACCTTCACTTTGACGATCAATGACAACCTAGTGCCCGCGAACCGGCTGAACGGTCAGAGGAACGCCGCCTACGAGAACTGGGGCGAGCGAGAGATTACCCTGACTTGTGAGGCCGACTTCGACACTATGACTGACTGGAACGCCTTCCAGAACCAGACGTTCCAGGCTATCACGGTCAAGGCGATCAACGACGCAGTCAACGACAGCGTGGTTGCTCTTCTCAACGCAGGTGTCGCTGACAGCTACTCCTACCCTCTTGCAGGTCTTGGTGAGATCAACCGTGCTTCGCTTGCCTTCCACAGCATCTACAACACTTCCGATGCACTTACCCTTACGGTCAAGACTTCTGAAAGTATCACCTAGTAGGTTCGTAAAGAGGGGAGAGAAGAAATGCCAAGAGCTGTTTCGCTGCCAGACGAAACCTTCCGGTTCGATCTAAAGTCGGTACCGGAAGGTTTCGTTGTACTTAGGCGGCTCACGTATGGCGAGGTGCTCGCTCGCCAGGAGATGGGCACGAAGATGTCTACTCCGGTGAGGGACGGAAGTGGTCCCTCTGAGTTGACCTTCGATCTTGGAGTCACTGACTCCTTCGTGTACCTCTTTTCAAAGAGCATCGTCGACCACAACCTCGAGGATGATCAGGGTCGGAAGTTGAACTTCACTGACCGTAGAGACGTTGTGCGTCTCGACAATCGATGTGCTCAGGAAATTGGGGACTTCATTGACACTGTCAATTCCAATGAAGACCTGACCCCTTTACTGTCGACATCCACCGATTCCTAGTCACTAGAGGTTCGGCTCGCGTTTCTGACGAGGCGGTGTTAGCAGTGGCAGTTGCTTCAATGTGTAAGGAACTCCACACACTGCCTAGGGCTGGGGGGCTCTTCGATCAGGATCCTAGGTGGTTGCGTAGGATGACTCTGGTGTATAATCTCCAGGCGGAGATCGAAGAGGCAGAGTCCAAGAGAGGGAGCAGAAGGTAATGCCTGGTATGGGCATCGGCATGCGGGAGCTTATGCTCCGACTGCAGGCCAGGGGATTCGATCAGGCCGTTGCTCAGATCGAAGAGGTCTCTGGTGGCCTTGCCAGTATGGGTAAGGCTGGTGATGCTAGCTCCTTCAAGATGCTCGGTGTCGGAATCGTCATGCAGCGAGTTGGTCGAGGAATGACAGCCCTTGGCCAGAAGGTAGTTGGGCTCGGTATTCAAGCAGGTAAGATGGCAATCGACTTCAATGAAGGAATGGCTCAGGTCCAGACCCAGGCACAGCTAGGTCAGAAGGCCTTCCAGAGACTATCTGACGATACCCTAAAGGCTATCGCCGACTTCCCAAGAGCCGCCGATGAGATGACTCAAGGCTTGTTCGACATCTTCTCCAGCTTGGATGTCAACGGCAAGCAGGGCATCAAACTTCTGCGAGAGTTTGCCGCAGCCGCTACAGCTGGTGGTACTGACATTCGTACTACAGCTCGAGGTGCCATTGCCGAGTTGAACGCCTTCCAGTTGCCTATCAAGGACTCAACGCATTTACTGGACATCCAGTTTCAGATGGTTCGTAAGGGTGTCGGTACTTACCAGGAGTTCGTGTCAGCTCTAGGCAATATCGTCTCTGCAGCCCGTGCTAGTGGACAGACACTCGAATCGATGTCTGGTGCTCTTGCCTTTGCTACTAGGACTGGTATGAGTACCAGTATGGCTTCGATCTCAGTGGCTCGAGCTCTTGACTTGCTCATGCGCCACCGAGGTGACATCAAGGACGTTCTTGGCATTGATGTCGTCGATAAGGCTACCGGCCAGTATCGGCAGCTAGGCGACATCATGCTGGACTTCCAGAAGAAATTCCAAGGACTAACTCAGCCACAGATGGCGGCTAAGCTAAAGGCCATCTTCTCGGCTGGTGAGATTCGAGCCAATAGGTTCTTCCGAGTCGCTATTCCTGGTGCTAAGAACCTGAATGAGATGATCGCCTCTATGGGTGGTTCACAGGTTGCTGGCCAGATGCAGAAGGCCTTCAACATCATGATGAACACTCCAGCCAACCAGTGGCGGCAGTTGACGAACGAAATCAAGGCTACGGCCATTGCTATTGCGAACGCATTCCTTCCAACTGTGTCGAAGGTGATTGGGTACATCAAGCAGTTGGTGGACTGGTTCTCAGCACTAAGTCCCCACACGAAGGACTTGATTGCCCGGATCGTTCTAATTGGTGGAGCCTTTAGTCTTGTCTCCGGAAAAATCTTTACCTTCGTCGGTGGACTTATCCAGTCTGCTTCTATGTTGAGGTTCGTGGGGGTTAGCCTCAAGGGGTTCATGGGTATCATGGGTGGTACTCAGCTCCTCATCATTGCACTTGCAGCCGCGGCCTTCCTCATCATCAAGAACTGGGGCACCCTCAAGAAGTGGTTCGAGGCCTTCACTAAGTGGTGGAAGGAACACTGGGACATCATCAAGACCGTCCTTGTTGTACTGACTCCGTTCATCGCGGTATGGATCGGGAACTTCTTGCACGGGTTCACCATGCTGACGAAGGCAGCGACTAGCATCATCGGAGTCATCCAAAAGTTTGGCAAGGCAATCATCGGTGTGATGGCAGACATCGGAAAGGCACTACTGGCCAACCCATGGCTCCTGTTACTCGCAGCGATCGTTGCAGTCGTGGTCCTGATCATCTTGCACTGGAAGACAGTCAAGGCCTGGACGATCAGGATCTGGAACGACGTCTTCGGATTCCTCAAGAACCTGTGGGGTAGTATTCTTTCCATTGCCTCCTCTGTGTGGAACGCGGTCGTTGACTTCTTCGTCGGTATCTGGAACAGTGTCAAGGACTTCGTTGTCAATACCTGGACTGCAATCGTCAACGAGCTCAAGTCATTCTGGCGTGATATCCACCATGGCATTATCGGTCCAGAGATCAGGGCCGTAGTTGCAATCATCAAGGTTGGGTTCACACTTGTCAAGGACATCATCATTGGCCTCTGGCTTGAGATCAGGATCGCTATCAAGATCGCCTGGATCATTATCATGACCATCATCAGACTGGCCATCACCTTCATCAAGGGTTACATTATCCCGGCATGGACCTTCCTCGCAACTCAGACAGCGGCTGTATGGAAGCTCATTTGGACCATTATCAGTTCGACGTGGGATCTTATCCGAAACGATATCATCCTGGGCCTGACTATTATCAGGACGCTCTTCCTCATTGCGTGGGACGTTATCAAGAACACTGTAGGTGCGGCGTGGCACTTCATCTTCGCCACCATCAAGATGTGGGTGACTATCATCATCAACTTCATCGGCATCTTTCTGGACCTTATTCGAGGCCGTTGGGGAGCTGCCTGGCACAAGGTCCTGAACATCCTGAAGTCGGTCTGGCAGATGATCAAGGCCACTGTCAACTTGTTCTTTGGCAATATCTGGAACATCATCGTTGACATCCTTGGACGTATCAGTTCAGTATGGCACACTGTCTGGAATCGCATCAAGGGTATCGCTAGTGGCATTTGGGATAGTCTCAAGGGTCTAGTCAAGGGTGCTATCAACTTCATCCATGACACTATCTCGAATGTCATCCATACCATTGCGACGGTATGGCGTAATACATGGACTGGTATCCAAAGCATCTTCAGTGGTGTGTGGGGTGGTATCAAGGGCCTGGCTGTTGATGGTGTCAACTTCGTTATCCGGATGTTGAACACCTTGATCCATGCAGCCAACAACGCTGCAGAGGGCATCGCCAACGTTCTGTCCTTTGGCTTCGCGAACGTGCCTAACATCCCAGACATCCCACAGGTGGGGAACCAGGCCGGTAATGCGTTCTGGCGAGGTGGTATTGGACTCGTTGGTGAAGCTGGTCGAGAGCTCGTCTACATGCCCCGAGGAACAAGGATCATCCCGAACAAGGAGACGGAGCAGATCTTGGCTTCGACTCAGAAGGGTACGACTACACTCCAGTTCTACGGGATTCACCAGCACGATGCGGAAGAGACAATTCGGGCCATTGAGTGGAGCCGAAGGACGACAGGATGGTAGACCTCAACAACTGGGAGTTTTACTACAACGGCTTGACGTTTGGTGGCTTTCAGGCCATTCAGTTGTCTACTGTCGAGGGCTTGAATCCACCTGACATCCGGGTTGATGCCGAAGACAAGATGGAGGACCATGGAGGTTTCGTCTTCGCCAACTTCCTGTCGACAAGAACTGTTACCTTTACG